CGTTTAACTGATTGGAGTTTTTCAAACTCTTCGGTTTTAATAGACAACCTAGATTCAGTTATTAGTGACAGCTTACCAGAAATAAGCATTGAAGTTGGATCAATAGGATCACTTACAGCTATCAATCCAGGATCAGGTTATACAACAAAACCATACATAAATGTTAAGGAACCTCTTGTTGTATCGCTTAATCTATATGACATTGATGGCACGATCAAAGGCAACAATGCAATCATTGATTCTCAAATAACTTCTGCGGAAGGATCCGTTTCGTCTGTTGAAGTTATAGATTCAGGTTTTGGGTATTTTGACAATGAATCAGTAACATTATCTAATCCAGATAACACATCAATCATCAATGGAAGTACAATAGTTTATGGGTTGGGTAAAGGTTCTGGTAAGTGGTTAAATAGAAAAAGTTTTCCAAGTGATATAACAAAAATACAAGATAGTTTCTTTTATCAAAACTATTCCTATGAGATTATTGCAAATAGAATGCTCAGTTCATATGAAACATTGGTAAGAAATCTTGTTCATCCAACAGGTGTTGCTCTATTTGGTCGTTACAGATCATCGACATATATAGTAGATGATCTAGATACAGTAGAACAATCGTCAATACAACAGCAGTAGTGGTGCAAAACGAATGACATCCTTACTTACAGTTAATCACTACATCGATGAGGTCAATAACTTCATCAATAGAGTTGAGAGTACAAATACATCCTATTATATCTATACTGCTAGACCATATCCATGGGCTAACTCATCTGGTGGCAACGATGATTCCGCCATTCAAGTTGTAAACACGTCTGTTACACAAATAGAACTTGATCTATATAATGAACTGAGTTATGGTAAGTTAATTGCACCTGCTGATATTAATCATGTTGCACCCAGATATAACTGGGTTAGTAATACAGTATATGCTCAGTACGATCAAAATGATTCGGCCCTTTATGGAAAGAACTTTTATGTTGTAACATCCGATTCAGGTGAGCAATACAACGTTTATAAGTGCATAGATAATGCTGGAGGCGCACCATCGTTGGTGAAGCCAACATTACAAACAACATACGGAACTTTTGAAACTGGTGATGGCTATACATGGAAATACATGTATACTATTGATCCTACAGCAAACACCAAGTTTACATCCACCAACTTTATTCCTGTAACACCAAATACGCAGGTTCAGGGTAACGCAACAATCGGCACTATCGATGTTATAAGAATCAGTAACGGCGGAACAGGTTATTCTGTTTACGAAACTGGCACGATAGCGGCAATTGTAGACACATTAAACATAAAACTACCAAACACATCATCATCGGTTGATGGTCATTACGTCAAGTCATCCGTTTACTTAAAGTCAGGTTTTGGTGCAGGACAAGTCAGAGAAATTGTCGGTTATGATGGCACAACCAAAAATGCAACAATCTCAGAACCAATCGAAACCTTTATTAGACTTGATTTTTCAAATAACACACTCATTACAGGTGGTGAGGTTGGTGAAACAGTAAGACAAGAAATTGATACATTAAACTATACGCTAGGCGTTGGTTATTTTAGTGCCGGCGCAAACGTTGTACAATCAGGCACAGGTGTTGCTGGAACTGTATTAACTGCAAACAATACAGCACTAAAGGTTTCAAAGTTTGATAAGGATCAAGATTTTACCGCCGGGTTGGCGATCCGTGATCTTTCAGATACAGGTTCATTAAAGACCGATAAAGTAAATATCTCCAATAACTCTGGTATTGGTTTATCAATAATTGTAACATCTGGTTCTGGTTATACGGCAAATGCAAATGTGTCCATTGCATCAAGCAGTGGTAATGGTGCCGTTGCAGTTGCTCAATCAAACTCAACCGGTAAAATAGAAACTATAGTAATCTCAAATACAGGTAGCGGTTATCTCTCGGAACCTACGGTTGAAATCACTCAACCAACAGCACAAACATTTAACTCAAATACTGATGTGACTGGTGGCACTGGTGAAGGCTCAAACAACGTTATAAGTTTGGCTACTGCAAATGTTTATGTCGTTGGCGATCAAATCAGATATACAGTCTCGGCTGGTAACACAGCAATAAGTGGCCTACAAAATAATACAGTATACTACATTCAGTTTTCCAACTCTACTGTAATAGCCCTTTCAAACTCTGCAAATACATCAGCAGGAAATAGAATAGCACTAACAAAAGGTGTTACAGAGAGTGGTCACACAATTCAAGGAACTAGGGCAACAGCAAGACTGTTTCCAACAAGCATGTATGCCGTAAATACCTCGGCTGGTGCCATTCTTGGAACTGAGTATAGCAATGGTGATTTTATTAGAGTAGGTGAAAACGCAAATACAAATATTAGAAGAATCGAATCTGTAAACTCAACAGTTGTTATTGTTGACAGACCTTTCTCATCAACAATTACAAGCGCAAATACCTATAAGTTAACCATTGCAATGATTCCCGATACAATACAGACTGATATTGCAAACGGAGTCATTTCAAATACAAATCTCAATACCACAAGATTAACAATATCAAATACATCAGTTATTGGTGGTTCTTATATTTTGGGTGAGAGAGTTGAGCTTGTAACCGAATCCAACACATCACTGAATGCTAACGGTATAGTTGCATTTACAAACACCTCAACAATCTTTATATCTGGTATCAATGGCACTTGGTATAGCGGACCGAAGGTAAGAGGTTCTTCCTCGGGTCTTGTAAGTGATGTGGTCTCAGTTACAAGCAGCCCAAATATCACGCTTAAAAATCCAACGGGTACATTTATGCTAGGCCAGTTGGTTGATTTCAGATCATCTACTGGTTCAAACACAGGAATAGCAAACGTTATTTCTGTAACAAACCTAACTGAAAACTCAATAGATTATCAAATAGGTCCTACTGTAAAGATTACAGGTGACGGTAACGGAGCAATCGCGGTTGCAGTTGTAAACACCGCTGTAGGTCTTTCAAACGCAATTTCATCAATTCAGGTTGTTAATACAGGTTCAGCATACACGCAAGCAAATATTAGTGTATATTCAAATACCTTGTATGGTTCTGGTGCGAGTGTCCTTCCTGTAATATCACCATTGGAAGGTCATGGTGCAAATCCTGTAACCGAACTTGGCGCAAGATATGCCGGTATATCAGTTAAGTTTGATACAACATCAAACGAAAACTGGTATCTACCGTCAAATATTCAGTTTAGAAAAGTAGGTATTCTCAAGGACCCATCATTTGCAAATGTAACTATACAAACCCAGAATTATACGAATATTAATCTAACATTGGCAAATACATCTGGATCGTGGGTTAATAATGAGGTAGTTTTACAAAGCACAACTAATGCTACCGGCATTGTTATCACTGGTAACACGACATTATTAAAGTTAAAAGATGTAAAAGGCACATTTGCTTCATCAAATACAATTGCTGGACTCACCTCAGGTGCAACAGCAAACGTATCTGCAACAAGTAATGTTACCTTTACAGCAAATGAAATGGTTGAGCAGGAAAGTACTGGCGCCAAAGCAATCGTTGTTTCGGCACTTTCAAACTCTACGATATATCTAGCAAACGTAACTGGTCAAATGGCAAATGGCGCAACACTAAGAGGCGCAACATCAAATGCCGTTGCAACAGTCAGTTCAATAAAAAGCCCAGACGACACAAAGGATCTAACAACAACATTTGCAGATAGATTTAATCAAACATCTCGTATAACACTTGGTTCAAATACGGGAGCATTTACACAGTTTGAAACAATCACACAAGCAAATACAAGTGCATCTGCAATAGTAGTTAACACAACTTATGACATTGATTTGCAAGTAAATGCTGTTTCCGGCACATTTACGGTAGGCGATAATATCATAAACTCAAATACATCTGCCAACGCAAAGTGTATATTTGCAAACTCTACGTATATTAAACTAACAGCAGTAAGTAATACGTCATTGTTTACTTCAAACAACGAGATAAATAATGGTTTAGGATCTACTGCAATCATTCAAAATATCTATTCTGTAATAACAGTCACTGACGTAACAAAGGTTGCAAAGTTTGTCCCAAATGCTGGTGATATAACTGGTAATCAATCAGGGTCTGTAGCTACAGTTAATCTGGTACAAAATCCTGATCTTTTCCGTGAGTCAGGTAAAGTGATGTATGTTCAAACCTTGGATAATGTTATTACTCGTACTCTAAATACAACAGAAGAAATTAGACTAGTGATAAAGTTCTAACAGAGGGTCGACCCGAATGCCTTTAGAGACAAACTTCAACGCAGCACCATATTTTGATGACTATGACGTAAATAAAAACTTTTACCGGGTTTTGTTTAAGCCTGCTGTTGCTGTTCAAGCGCGAGAGCTAACACAACTACAAACAATTCTCCAGGACCAGATTGATAAGTTTGGTCGTCATATTTTTAAGGATGGTTCCGTAGTAGAAGGTTGCACTCTCAACTTTGACGATAGATACAGTTATATTAAGGTAATTGACACCTCAACAAATGGTCAACCAATAACAGTAACCGATTATATCGGTAACAAGGTAGTATCATCAGCAAATCTACAAGCTGTAATCGTCAACGCAGTACGCGGTTTGGAGTCAAGCGATCCCGATTTAAATACCCTATATGTCCGTTATCTAAACTCAACAAACTACGCAAATGGTTCTCAACAAAAAACGTTTGACCCAGACGAAAACATTTCAATCGTAACGACAGATAATGTAAATCTAGCAAATCTTGTTGTTGCCAATGCAGCATACACTCCAGTTGGTTCTGGTTATGCAGTATCTATCGGTGAAGGTACTATTTTTAAGAATGGTTTCTTTGTTCGTGTCGATCCTCAAACCCTTGTAGTGTCAAAATATAGTAACAATGCAGGTAATGTTGCTGTAGGCTTTACGCTAAGTGAAACCATTGTTTCCGCCGACAGTGATTCAACTCTATACGATAATGCACTTGGCTCAAGCAACTTCAATGCGCCAGGGGCAAGTCGCCTCAAGCTAACTGCTAACTTGGTTGTTAGAGACACTACTGTATCTAATTCCTCTAACTTTTTCACAGTTATTGATTTTAAGGATGGCAAGCCAGTTGTTAAGCTTGTTGATCCTCAGTACTCAATTCTTGGTGCAGAGATTGCAAAAAGAACATATGAGGAATCTGGAAACTATATTGTAAGCCCATTTGAACTATCAGTAACATCAAACACAACAAACGCAAATAACCTTGTTCTTGAAATAAGCAAGGGAACAGGTTATGTTCAGGGATACAGAGTAGAGTATTCTGAAAGTGTTAGAGAAACAGTTCGCAAAGGAACTGATACTGTATATTTCCCAACTCAGATCATAACAGCAAACTATGGTAACTACGTTATTGTAAACGAGTTCTGCGGTGTATTTGATATCAATAATCTAGATGATGTAGGTCTATATGCCACCGCTTCTGCTCACGTAACTGCTGGTGACTATAGTCCATCAGGTCCAGCACCTACAACACTGATAGGTACTGCCAAAATCAGAGGTGTTGAATACGATTCTGGCATTCCAGGAACACCAAGTTGCCAATACAGAATGTATCTCTTTGATGTAAAGATTACTGCAGGTGGATATAGCTTTGCTGACGTAAGATCAATCTATGCAACTGACGGATCAAGTGTTACAGGATATGCTGATCCTGTTCTTGTTGATGGTTCTGCTGTTCTTAGAGAAACTGCAGCACCAGAGGTTGTGTTCAGTCTTGGAAGAAATGCAATCCAGACAATCAATACAGCTGCAACATCATTTTTCTACAAGACAAAGACAACAAGAACTTTCCAGGCAAATGGTACCGCAACACTTACACCACCAACGTCACACCCAGGTGGCACTGACACCATTGCATTAACTGGCTCACTTTCCGAGGCAAACGAACTTAGATTTATTGTTGTAGCAAATACATCAGCAAATGCAGTCAATGTTTCAGCCGTATCTGTGTCTGTCAATACATCGTCACCTAACGTTAGTGGCAACGCCAGCTTTACATCAAACTTTGAGGTCGGTGATTACTTTGCCGTAGGTAACTCTTCTGTTTTTGATGTAAGACGAGTTGTTTCGATAACAAACACAACACACCTTGTAGCAAACTCTAACTTTGGTCAAACAAATACGGCATTTAATATCGCCAGACACTTCCCAGCAGGCGTTGCAGTACCGTTTACCAGAACTGACTCTGCAAATGTTGTTGTAGCCTCGGATGGTTCATCTGCAACATTTAATCTAGGAACAAATCTAGCCTCAACATTTGTTGCATCCATTTACTACGATGTTTTCAGAACAGGCGCCGTTGAGGCCGCCAAGGATATCAATAAGAACAGATTTGTTAAGATTCAGGCAAATACACACCCAACAGGTAGTCAGGGACCGTGGTGCCTTGGTCATGCAGACGTTACCAAGATAAGAGCCGTATATCAAGGTACGACATACGCAAACACGAATCCTGAGCTATCAAGATTCTTTACTCTAGACTCTGGTCAGAGAGGTGGTCTGTATGGACTTGCATTTCTATCAATAAAGCCAGGCAGCGGTCACACTGTTGGCGCGAACGATAGGCTCCTGGTAGAGTTTGACCACTTTACGCCAGATTATTCTGGTGGCATTGGTTACTTCTCAGCAAGATCATATCCTATTGATGATGCAAATACAGCAAATACCACTGCAATAACAACTCAGGAGATACCAGTATTTACTTCAGAAACTGGTATAACATATGACCTAAGAGATTCCATTGATTTTAGACCATATTCCTCAAATACTGCAAACAGCGCAACAA